AATACACTATTCCGTTATAATCTTGTCTATCAAAAAAAAGGCTACCCAAATCTTTAGGCAGCCATTTAAGTTCTAATACGACAGTTGTGATTACTGTATCTATACCCGCATCGTCTTTATCTAGGCCATAAAAAAAAACGATAAATAATCTGCTAACGTGTTATCCTCCGAATCCATTTCTTTAAGAATTGCAGAATTTTGTCCTGTTAAAGCAGAAATATAAGCTATCGACTGCTCAAGCGGACCTGGCGTTTTAATTGCTTGAGTTCTATCTTGAATTTCTTTTAAAGTTAAACGAGGCTTGTATTTTAATTTTTTTAAATCACCAACCGGAAATTTTAAAGTATGCTCAAATACAAATGTCTCAGGATCTAAAACTAAAAGCCCTTCCATCATTGCTTCAACTAAATAGGCAATATTGCCTTTTAATGTTTCGCGTTTTTTTGGAGAAACTTTTTTAAAATCTAACCAAGAATTTACTTCTTTTTCTGCTTGCTCTTTTGAAATTACATCGCTCATAATTACGCTTGTTTTTTAAGAACACCACCGCCAGATAATTTCAAGGGGAACGTTGCTGCGTTTCCGTTTCCAGCTATATCTCCAACAGGGCGACCTGTTCCTCCATAAATAGAACCGTTAATGTGAGATATTGTATAATCAGCATCTAAAGGGTCGCCAGCCAAAGCAGACAACTTCTCTAAATCTAAATTTACATTCATGTCCCAAGCAACAGTAACGTCTACAGACCAACGTTGGCGGTTTAATTGAGTTATCATTCTACCACCACCATCAATGCCATTCATATCGTCGTTAGAACGAACACCACCTAAATTAAAGGTGCTATCTTCTGCTGCTTTTATAAAAATAACACCGCTACCTAAAGTCGGGTGATTATATGTAATTTCTGTTATGTCTCCACCTATTACTGACATGCTTTATATTTTTTTTAGTTTATTGAACCGAAATTAAAACCCATCACAGCAGTTGTAGCAGATATACGCCCAACACCACTACGCTTAGCACTGAATACAGTATCAAAACGATTTGGATTTGTTGAATTTAAAGAAACACTTAAAGAGGAAATACTAAAAGCAGTATCAACTATTAAAGCGCGAGTAGTAAGATCAGAAAACATGTTATTTAATTTTTGTTTCCACATTTTAGGCTTAACGATGTTCTGAGAAGAAACACTGTCTTCGTCTTTTGCTAAAACTTTTCCAATAACATTCTCTTGCTCTAATAAGAAATAAGTATAACGAATATTCCAATCAATTAGAATATCTCTAGTGTAAGCGAATTGAGGTGGTATCTCTCCAATAGGATGGTAGGTGGTAACTGAATCTTTTACGATGTATGTTCCGCTAACAAGGTCAACTGTTGAGCAACCTTTTTTCACAAATAAATCTCTGTTGTCATAACTAGCCATTGAACCAAGAGTTAACGGCGAAGGCATGTCAGGATATTTGTCATTTAAAATATCTAACTCAGGAGAGTTTTGAGCTTTTTTAGCAACCATAAATGCATGGTTTGCAGCAGCTTCCATTGCAAATCCCGGAGAATTTGGCGCCGGAGATAAAACAATAGTACAATCATCAAGACGGGCGTCAGATATAGAACTTGGATCGTCTAAAACAGTTCCAGTGAATGCCAAAGTAGGCTTCATAACTATACCTTGGTATCTTCCTGTAGGGTTTGTATTATCTGGACGTCCGTTGAATGCTTCTAAGGCAGACATAACCGCTGAAACAGCTCCATAACTATTAATTGTAATAGTATTCCATTCTGTACCATACAAGCCTAAACTTGTTGTAACAGCATTAGTTGGAGTACCAGAACCATTTTGAATAGTAGCAACGTTGTAAGATAAACCAACAGCCTGATTGTTTGTATTAACCGAAACGGTCATGCCGTCAGCAGTAGCACCTTTCCATTTAGTTGTTAACACACTTACATAAGTATTTGTAGTAACAGTCGCTGGACAGCCAATAACTGCAGCTAAAACGTTTGCTATTTTAGCACTGATTTGTACTAAAGTATCACCAGTTACAATAGGAATATCATAACTTTGAGAGTCTACATTTGTACGACCACCAATAGTAATAGTATGGGTAGCATTTCCAGTAGCAATACCAACTGGCTGAATCGTCATTACTTTAGCTGTAGCACCAACAGCTTCCGCTTGCGGGTAAAAAGTTACAGGAATGCCATCTAAACCGCCACCGGCTAAAGGAAATAATATTCTCGCTATCATATAAGCAGGAGAACCGTAACCAAACTTTTGTCCAACTTGTTGAGCAGAAGTAGGTATAAAAATAGGGTCAGAAACAACAGCAGCTTGGTTTGCGCTGTTAGCTTCACATAGTACAGCAATTTTCATTGGCAAATTAGGAGATGTTTCTTGAAAACTACCTTTTGCTATTAAATACCCGACAACTGCGGATTTTCTTGCTGAACCTACTGCGTTTGATACTGACATCTTTGAAG